AACAATATTATTTTAAAAGACTTTACTTTTGAAAGCATATCAGAAGTTTATCCTGTAATTTTAAATATAAAAAATCCAGATTATCTTGCTAAAGATAAGTATTTTTTTCAAGATTTTAAAGTAGAAGATTATAAAGGAGATAGTATTATAGGCAAAGATAATATGCCAGCATTAAGTAATGAAAGATCTGATACTGTTTATTTAGTATTTGAACCAAGCCAAATACATATTCTTGGAAATCAAAAAGATCAAGAAATGTTTAATAACTTTGTAAATAATCAAAATATAGTTACAGATTATACAACTGTATTTGATAATTTAACAGAATTTACAGATAAAGAAAAAGAACGTATTTTACAATCATTTTCTTCAAAACATAATATTACTGAAGAAGAAGCTATGCAAGATATAGCAGTAGCTTTAGAAAGAGACAAACAAGGTACAATACAAAAACTAAACGAGTGTTTTTAAGATGGCATGTATAAACCCAAACAATCCAACTTTTCAAAAGTTAGCTAAGTCTTTAGGTAACTATATGTTAGCAGAAATAGAATTTTCTAAATTACAAAATGAAGACTTTGTTATTCAGCAAAATGGTACTTTTTTAAATATTTCAGAAGATACAAAAAAAGAATTATTTGTAAATTATGTTAATTTGATGGATAGGAAAAGAGAAGGTAAATCTATCTCATACCCAAAATTCAATCAAATGTTTAATAATCTTCAAGTATTTAAGTTTAAAAACACTTATATTTTTGGAGAATGGGATATGCAAAATAATGTCTTTAAAGGAAGACTAATGTCCTCTCCTGGTATTAAAGAATTGTATGGTGCTTTAGATGTACTATTGGCTAATACTGATTTTGTGGCATCTGTTCCTGGAGATATAGGAGCAATGCTAGCAAAAAAAGGAATGTATAAACTAGAAGTAGGAAAAGAATATAATTTCAGAGGAGAAGATATGGTTAAAAATCTTTATTTCTCTAATGAACAGTTAGTAAATAAAGTATTTAAAACAGATTCAGATAAAGTTACAATAGAGCAAGTTAAAAAGTATTACGAGTTTTTTAAATATCACTCTTTAATAAATAAGTTTGTTAATAATTATCTTGAATATACACTTAAATTTAAACAGAATGAAAATTTAAAATCAGATGTAACTACTCCTTTTGTAAAAGAAATAAAGAAATCATTAAGTGCTAAAACCGTTAACAATGATACTTTAAATTATATAAAAGCAGTTTTGTTTAACATTTCTAATTTCTCAAAAGAAAATCCAGAATATTATGCAAAAGCTGGTATCTTTAAAGAAATTGTAGCTGAAGTTGTTAAGATAGAAGCTGATATAAAAAACAAACCAAAAGGAGAGAAATTTGAGTATGAAAAAAATGAAAAGTTAATAGAAAAGTTGACTGAAGATATTAAAAAACCTTTAACTATTAATAAAGCTAAAAAATTAGATATTGGAAAATATGACTTTTATAATGCTTTAAAAGATTTAGGTCTTTATGATTATAATGCTTTTAAGTTAGCTAAAAAAATAAATATAGGCAGAATTACTGATGCTGAATCAGAAAGTATATTAAAAGAAATTATTAAGAACTCAAGCATCAATAAAGTTAATATTGACAAAACAGATTTAATTAATAATCCTAAAATATATAATCAATTAAACTCTGATTTAAATAAAACATTAGCAACTTATCTTTCTAAATTTGGTATAAAAACTGAAATAATAGAAGATATACAAAATAAACTTGGTATAGATAGTCTGGCTCATGTTGATATCTTAAATAAAATGTTATATGTGGATAAAAATAATCAAGAAAATTATCCACAACAGGCAGGAAAGTTAATTGCATTTATGATGCAGCATAATCCTTTAATAACAGAGATAACTTCAAAGATGAAAAGGATGTCATTGTTTAAAGGCTTGACACAAGATCAGTTACTTGAAGCAACAGGAGATTTAATTTCCCAAGAACTTTACAAGAAAACAAACACAACAATACCTAAAGATTTAGCAGAGGCGATTAGAGCTTTAATACAACAATTCTTTTATTTTTTGAATAATATAAAATTAGCAAGAATTAATAAAAATGTAGCATTTATAGCTGATAATATATTACTTCAAAATCAATCTTTAATTACTCAATCTACATTTAAACCTGGAGCAGTAGGAAGACCTGTATCTAAAATAGGTTTAGAAGAAGCTTTAAAATCTGATAAGTTTGGTAATGATATTGTTGAGAAAATGTCTGAATATTTTATACTTACAGGTAGTATAACATTATCAGAACAAGGTACTGTATATAGGCCTAATGATAATCAAATGCATGATATTGATTGGGTAAGTAGTATGAAAAGAGATGATGGTTTCAAAATATTTGAAGAGTTATATCCGAATAATAAATACATTAGAAATATAACTAACAATGATTACCAAACTGATACATGGTTAATTGCTCCAGAAGGTTATACTATTGAAAATTTTAAGATAGATAATTTTAACGGTAGAAGTAAAATTAAAAATTATGATATTGTAGATTCAAAAGGTGAAATTGTAAGTAGTTATGTTTCAGAAACTGATTCACATACAGGTAAAATAGAAGCTAAACTTATTGACATATTTAGTTACAATCAGGTAACTGAAAAGAAAACAGCTAACAAAGAAATTACATTAGAGTCAGGTACAAAATTAAAAATAGCTGATTGGAGAAATACTTTTGCAGCTAAATTAGAATTTGGTAGATTAAAAGATATTTGGGATTATAATAGATTTATACCTGATGAAAATATTTATAAAAACAGTAATGTTTTAACTCCTACTAGTAAATTAAGAAATGAAGAAATCTTTTATACTGTACCTGGTTTATACCAAGAAGGTTCTGTAGAAGAGTATAGTGAGTATAGAAGTATTTCTCAAACTAAAGAATCAGTTGGTTCTGACTTAGATGTTAAAGATTTTAAAAGTTATTTGGAAAAGAAAGATCTTGACAGTAAATTTGATTTTAATATAAATTGTATATAAGATGAGTTGCAAATTAAATTATATTTCTAGTCTTGTATCTAATAAAGGTGTACCTATCACTTCTTTAGATACAATGATTGGAGAAACAAAGCAAAAAGTAGAAGATGTTTTAACTGAAAAACATATAGAGATGGCAAGGAAATTATTGTCATTTAGTGAATTTTCATTAAACAGTTATTCTATGACAAAGCCTGGTAGCACTACTATGCAAAAAATGTTATTTCTTCCATTTGGCTCAGATGTATTTCATAAGTTAAGAAGATTAAGTGTTATAGATTTTATTGATGAAATTAATAAAGGAGAAGAGTTTCCTTACATTAAAATAAAAAAAACAATTATTAATGGAAAAGAATATGAATTTATTTATATAGATACAAGGCCTTTAATAAATACATTAGACATAACTGAAGAATTTGTTATACCAGAAACTCTTGATGAAGAAGCTGTTGACGATGATTCTGTATATGAAATATATATTAAATCTATGTTTACTGCTAAATCTCAAACAACAGAAGAGTATGTTGTTGAGCATAATCAAAAATTTACAAAAATATTAGAAAAAGTAAAACAAAAAATTGCAACTTATTTAGCTAATCCTTCTGAATTAACTGATTTTAGAACTAAAGAATTTAATAAAAATGCTAATAATTTAATGAGGATTTTAAATGATCCTTCAGATACAAGCAAAGTTACAGCTGTGTTTAAATTTATAGCTGAATCTAAAAACTTTGCGGATATTGCCCATAAACAAATGGTAGGTGAAGGGGGTTTATTAGATCAATTTAAAGATATTATAAAAGAATCAGGGGGGTATCTTACTGAAAACAGAACTAAGCAAGAAAAACTATCTGACTTAGCTAGAGAAGTAGATAAAATTAAAAATAGATTATACATATTTGATTACTTAAATGAAGTAAAAGAATCTTTAAAAGATGCAGGACTTAATGATGATGTATTTGAAATCTATAATAGATTTAAATTAGATTTAAGTTTATCTAGGTTATTAGAGGAGGCTGGTAAAAGTAAAGAAGAAATAACTGCTTTTACTGAAGAAATTTTTTCTAACACTTATGAAAGTACTACAGAATTAAAAGATAAAATAACTTTATCTTTATATAAAGTAGGTGCTATATCTTCTACTAAACCTCTTCCTGAAGATTTTTTTACTGATATTAGATACTTTCATAAAAAAAGAACATTAGAAAATGGGACTATAGTTGATGCTTTTACTTTATCTGAAAGTATTGATAATGCTGTTATGAATATGAATGAACTAATTGGAGCAACTAAAGAACTAACTCTTGATATTGCTACTGCAAGTTTGTATCCTTCGTATTTAAAAGCATTTAAAGAAAATAC